GTGTTTGATTCATTCTATTAATAATCCTCTGCTGGTGAGGACGTAGATTCATAGTAATATTAATTTAACAATGTTAATATAGAGCATTTTCAAGTGGATTGGGAGATTTAGGTGACACTTCTTCAACTGTCACATCCATTCTATTCTTAGCAATTTCACAATAATGTTTATTTAATTCTATTCCAATAAATTCTCTCTTTTGTTTAATTGCTGCTACTCCTGTAGTACCAGAACCACAAAAAGGATCTAATACTATACAATTAACTGGACAATATATTCTAATAAGATATTCCATTAAACTAACAGGTTTAACTGTTGGATGATCATTAATATCACCCTTCTCTTTTCTAGTTGCTCTAGGAGCATAGAAATACTTCTGATGTAATGTTTCAACATCACCTATTATATTTGATGGATACCTACCATTAGGGTTAGCATCCATAGTTTCATATTCATTCTTAGATCCTGTTGTTATACCTGCTCTTCCAAATGTTCTACGTTTTCCACCCTCTTTCAACCAACCTTTAGGTGGTTTCTTTTCCCAAGGCACTCTATTATTGTCAATATCTATTAAACCACAACCCCATTCCTCATGGTTACTCTTTAATGATCCTAGATATGGTTTCTGAGCAACTACTATTGGTTCATGTGCAGGTTTCAATCTATTATATTTTGTCATCTTTGTAGTAGTCATCCACATAATCTGATCTTTAATCATAAAACCAGCATCCTCTACACCTACTGCCATTCTATGATATAACTCTGGACTACAAAATGACAAACAAAACCCACCAGGTTTTATTGTTCTAAAAACTTCTCTCCATATATCAACTGTTGGTACTGAGTGATCCCACTCATCCATACCCATGCCATAAGGAGGATCAGTTATACATGAATGAAAAAAGTTCTCTCCATAAGTGGAGAGAACTTCTAGGCAATTGCCATTTTGAATTGTGTATCCCATTAGTGATAAACAACAAAATCATATTCATCATTCAACTCAGGAAACCATTTCCATATAGGTTGCCTAGCAGTACCATCATCAACAATACCTGCTGCTACACCATACTTAGCAATAATCTCAAAGAACTTCTTTTTGATGTTGTTTCTTACAACATCTCTGTTCTCTTTTGTCAACTTAGTTGCTTTATCAGTACCAACAGCAAATATTACTTGCCTATCAGCATACTCTCCAGTAATGTGTTCGACATACTTATAAGTTGCTCTAAGTATGTTATCACCTTCACTATTAAGCAGAATGATAAAAGCATTTCCAAACTCATAATCATATCCTTTTACAGTAGACTTAACCCACTTTTGACGATTCTTTGTAATGTAGTCATCCATCTGGTCTGCCTTCCATCTCTTTCTGTCAGGGGTAACAGCATCAGTCTTATGTAAGATTGAACTAACTATTGAATTAGCAGTTCTAGGATGCACATGATAATCGTTTACTTCTGTGTATAGTATGTCCTCAACCTTAATACCAGTACCATCCTTTACTGCTTCAGCAACCTTAAGTTTAGTATAAAGTTCTGTATCAGGATTCTCCATATCCAGTATAACCTGATTGATAATATTCTCATTAGTTCTACTATTATTACTACCCCTCATGTAGTTTGCTTCAGCATTTGCCCACTTGCCTAACTTATGAAGAGGAATATCTATAATCCATGCTGGAATCTTTTCTTCAACTGCTTTATTAGCAGCAGTATATCTGTGAGTAAGATTTCCTATACCATAGATTACCTTAATACCATCATCTCTTACATACTGATACTTCTCAGGAAGTAAAAAGACAGCACCACATTGATGTGTATGATCCCAATCTTTACATTGAATATCATAAGTTAATTCATCTACAACTTTACTATTAAGATCTTTATCAGACCTTGTTTGAAATCCTCTTGGTCTGTAATCAGATGTATTAGGATTTCCAATAGGTTCCAATCCATGAATCTGTCTTAGATCAATTAACTGCACTTCAGGTTTTACTAAAGTAGCATACCCCTTAATAGAATTTACAAACTTGATCTTAAGGTGTTCTTGAGAACGGATCTTCTCAAGTAATGCTGTATTAAAGCAAAGATTTTCATTAACCTCACTTGTATCAGTTTGTGGGTTAAACTCTTCTTTAAGTCTGTCGAAGTTGTCTGTTGATGAAGTCATTTTAAAATTTGTTTGATCTGTAGGTGGTTGATCATCTACTACTATATCATATCCCTCAAATTCACCATCATCAAGAGGAATAATTTTAATACTCCTCCCCTTCTGGCATGTTACACGAGCATGAAGACGTTTCTGACCAACATGATAGTTTGCCTTAGATGTATCTTGAACTCCTGCAGTCCATGATTTCTCTAGGATCTTAAGAACTGCTTGATGTGACATTATGGATTTATTAGATAAGGGTATAATAAAGGAAATGATGAAGAGGGTCAACCCCTCTTCATAATTTGTTACCAAGTGTGGTTTAGGACTTTTTCTTCACATCTTTGTCTATCAAAATGCTTAAAGTAATCCTTCTTACCTGCACCATTTTGAACATACATGTTGCGAATATAGAAGTCAAATCCTCTATCATCCTCCCACTCAGGGTTTTGTTGATGTGATTTAACAACAACATTTAATTCTTCAAGTAAATTAGATAACTGATCTCTTTTCTTATCAGTTACAATATCATCAGCAAAAAATATAGTAGTCTTATCATATCTTTTGCTAGAGAAAATATAAACTACTCCCTTCTTAGGCAATCCTCCATTATATGTTGGATAAGTTTGCTTAGAAGACTTACATTCTATATCAACAGTCTTCCCATTGTCAAGTATTACTCTGAAATCAGGACTTGCCTGTATTCCATTTGGTTGAGCAATATAATGTAATCCATGCTTCTTAAGTAATTCCTCTACTTGAGATTCATGTAAAGGATTATCTTGAGAATTGGACTTATAGGGAAGTTGAAGAACTTCCTCAAAAAATTGTCTCATTTATTCTCTAACTCTAAGAGTTAGTTGAATGTTTACTCTTTAATTATACATTTAATTATAAACTATGTCAACATGCTACTGTGCCACTTTCTCAAGTGCCACCATCTTTTTAAAACTCCCCTCTAAATTATAATATAACTTATAATTTTCTGTTACCACATAGTATCCTACAATATCACTACCATTATCTGTATATCCATATGACTTGATTTGTTCCTCTATTCCATCAATTCTAAGTTTCTTCTCTCCACTCAGGTAAGAATGGTATCGTTCATCTAAATTTAACATGGTTTTTAAGAGTAATGTGAGGAGATTCTAACATGATATATGTTAAGTATCTATAAATTTTATACTCTCTTTAGATTCAGGACATCTTTCTGTTACAAATGACTCAAGTGCTTCCCTCACCTCTTTCTTCTGCACATCAGTCATATGAACTATTCTCACCTTCTCAACATTCGCCATAAACTTATCTACATCAACACACTGTAGTTCTATGGTTAATGCCAAGAGTGGGATCATCTAATAACCTCCCAATGATCGTCTGAATTCTCATTAAGACAAAAAGAATATTTTCCAGAAATAGACTCAACAAATGTCAGTCCATCTCTTCTACTATTCACTCTACAACTATGTAGTTCCCTCATATCACTCATGAACCTATCCTTTGCTACTGTACTCTTTGGTTTAACACAAATAAATTCCTTTTTCATTATGAGAACCTCAAGATAGCAAGTTCAGATAGTCTTACACCCCAATTCATAAAGATAATAAATGAAGTGACGAAAATCAGTCTGTCTTGTGTAGAATAATTCACAAATCAATACTAAACTATTCATACTATACAAAGTATCAATGACTAATGCAAGTGGTCGTGTGACAGTTTGGTAACTGGTCTATACTTCTTTGAACATTGCTATTATTTGCTGAGTTCTAGAACTTGCATTATTATCCATAGTCCATGTAGTACCAGGTATTTGAACTGGTGATGAATATCTTGTTTCACCTGGATTCTTATTATTAGCTAACCATCCTGAACCATCCTCTCCCCACACCCATAGGGTTCCATCAGTTTTAGTTGCTACATATCCTTTATCTGCTATTGAGTAAATATTATCCCATGTAGTACCAGGTACTTGCTCTGGAGAAGCATGATTGCTGGTATCTCTAGTATTTCGTCCTAATTGTCCAACATTATTCCTTCCCCATGTCCATAATGTACCATCAGTTTTAATTGCTGCCTGACCATAACCAATAACTGCATTTTTACTCCATGTAGTACCAGGTACTTGAACTGGTGATGAATGAGTTGTAGTATCTCCATTACCTAATGCACCTTTATAACTTCTACCCCATGACCAATATGTTCCATCAGTTTTGATTGCTCCAAAATGAGCATCACCACCACCAATTTGAGCCCATGTAGTACCAGGTAATTGAACTGGTGATGATTTATGTTGATTTATAGTATTTTGTCCTAAATTTCCATAATTATCACCTCCCCACACCCATAGGGTTCCATCAGTTTTAACTGTTGCTACTGCCCCCTGAGTAGTTTTTGCACAATATCTCATCTCTTGAGCCCATGAAGTACCAGGTATTTGAACTGGTGATGAATATTGTGTTCTATTGTTTTGTCCTAAATTTCCATAACTATTACTTCCCCATGTCCATAATGTTCCATCAGTTTTAGTTGCAATCATTTGACTATGAATAAGACCTTTACCAGTAGACCATGTAGTACCAGGTATTTGTGCAGGTGATGAAATTGATCCAGGATTTCCTCCTGATCCTTGATTTTGTCCTAACTCTCCATTAGGATTCCATCCCCATGTCCATAATGTTCCATCAGTTTTAAATCCCATACTCGCATAACTTGTATTTGCAACTTTAGACCATGTAGTACCAGGTATTTGAACTGGTGATGAACGTTGTGTTCTATCATTTTGTCCTAAATTTCCATAAACATTATATCCCCATGACCATAATTCATATACAGTTGGTTTCACTCCAAATGTATATGCTGTACCAACATAACTTACATCACCACCAGTATTAGTAAATGCACCTGAAGGGTAACTAATATGATACGTCTCACCCCCAGTTAACTCACTTGTAGGATCTATTATTGCTTTCCTACCTTGAATAGTAACAGAACTACCTACACCAAAGTTTTCTACTGTTGTACCTGCTGCTCCTGCATTAGTAGCAATACTAAGAGTTACA